ACAACTTCTGCTTGGCTCTTAAAGCCTCTTGAACTATTTGCAGGTGCCTTGCCTTGTAGAAGCTTGCCCTCTACACCAACGGAATCATTAAATCTGTAAGACAATGCTTGCATCGCAAAGTATGCAGAACCAGCATTACCAGTTTCCATTACAGAGTCATACATGCTGATCTCCTGTTCGCTCAGATTATCATTTGCCCACTGCATCATTTGTGTATATGCTTCATCACCACCTACAGAATTTTTCAGACTTGTTGCATCTTGTTCGCTTAGTACCTCTTTCTCCGTTGTATTATTGTATCTATAATCAAGATACATTTTAGCTAGTTCTTCAGGCTTTGCGTTAGATATTTCTTTTAGAGTTTCCTCTGAAAACTCACCTTTTGATTCTTCATACAAGCGATCAAACAATGATGAGTCAGCAGTAACTTCCTCTGTTACTTCTTCTTCAGATTCTGTAGTTTCTTTAGTCTCCTCATTTTCTCTAGGAGCACCAAGTTTCTTTTGGAGTTCGATGTAAGCAGCTTCTAGCTCTTCAGCATTCTTATATTTACCAGCAAGCATTGTCTCTTGCTGTTGCTCCATTTGTTCTCCGATTTCCAGAGACTCTTGTTCCTCTGCATTAAGCTCTCCTTGATTTTCGTCAGAGAGCATTGACATTACTTCTGCCATATATTGCTAATTAAATTGGTGGTTGTTGTTGTTGTGCCATTGCCATTTCTTGCGCCTGTAATTCTCCATTCTTTGATGGATCCATCGCAGGTGTTTTCATTGCTTCAACCTGCATCTGCTGTTGTTGCATAGCCATCTGTTGTTCCATCATGCCAGCTTGCTCTTGCTTTACTTCCTGCATTGAACGTACAAGATTTAGTACATCAATTCCTTGTGAAGCAGCTAGACGTTTAATCACTTCATCTGTATTGATGAATTGTGAGATGGCTTCAGGTCCGAGTGTTTGTGCAAGTGTTGTTAGGAATTGCCCAAGACTTTCTCTGTCCTGTCCACGACCTAATGCATTGATACCTGCAACAATTGTCGGCTTGACAATGTTCTTAGGTATCTTAGGAATCTCTCCTTTCTTTTGTGCATCTGCTAGCTTTCTATTCAAGTAAGGAACTAAGAAGTCAACAGTTAGTAGGCTGAATAATCCTCCAAGTTGTGATTCCAATTCAAATTGAGTGAGTCTGACTTCTTCGGCTGTTGTGCGCTCAGACTGTCTGACGTTCATTACCAAGAATGCATCACTAAGTCTTCGTTCTAAAGTACCTGCCATTTCGTATGCAGTCCTGAAGTCAGCTGTCTTACCAACTTGAATGACTCCGATGTCATCTGGTCTCCCTTGAATGATTGCACCATTGCCAGCTGCAGCGAGCGTGGAAGGTTTAGTTGTACTTGAAGGTGATACTGTAAATACTACTTTTGCAGCTGCTGCAGAGCCTTCTACTAGTGCCTGAGATAGTCCTTCGAGTGACTTAAGATCACCAATGAATTGACCTACTCTTCCACGTCCATAGCCTTCACCATCAACAGTATTGAACCTCAATGGAATCCAAGGATTAATATCAATTGGTGCTTTACCTTGTGACTCTTTTAGTATTGTGTCACCTACCTCTTGATGCCAGACAAACCTATTGTTTTCACGTTTGATATGAGTGTAAACATCTACGTTGTCACTGTACTCATTTTCATCTGTTACTTGATTAGTTTCTGTCAACCTTTTTGGTATCTGATTCTCAATCAATACTTTTGAGATACGTTCTTTGGTAACTATTTCAATCACTTGACCGTTGCCATCCCGATCCACAACGTAGCGGTTCAGAGGATATACCTTGAGTCCATACTTACTCATATAAACTAGAGCGTTGCCAGCTACTACAAGATGTAGTAATGCTTGGTGTACTGCAACTCGATCATCTGAAGCAGAGATTGATTCCAGAATTATTCGTTCTACCTTTGCAAAAGATAGATCAAGTTCTGACTTCATCTCTGGAGGAAACTCCTCACCGAGTTGACTTTCGTCTAATTGTAACTTAAAGAAACTTGTTTGTACAGGTAGTAATGCAAGCATTAACTTACTAGCTAATGTCACACAACCTTTTGCCCCCACTGATTGGAAAGGAGTTTTAAGTCTTTTCATACCTGACGTATGTTCTTCATGTCCACTGACTAAATATGGAAGGGTAAGCTCCGATGCTTGACGTGCTTCATCTAGGAATTGGGAACGGTCGCTTGCTAAATAGTCATACCTTGTTCTTGCTGACATTTAATTATACGTTTAGGGATTTAATTCTCAAACCTGTACGTGCAAAGGAACCTTTCATGCCTTGACGATTTAGTTTTGCAGTATTTGATGTATCGCTAGCACCTTTGACTCCAAGAACACTTTCCCTGGTTTGGGGATTAAGCTGTGCAGTTAATGTGTTCTTCATAGTATTGAGATTGTTCTCATACATTGTTGCTTGCGTTTTCATTGTGTTTTGTAGCGCCAACATTTTTGCGTCAAAACCACTTTGAATAGCATTCAATTCTCTTTGTCGTGCTGCTGTTTCTGCTGCTTTTTTAGCTCTATCAGCTTCTATAGCACCTTCTGAAGCTGCACTTGCTGAGATTTGATCGTAAAGACCTCCTCCCCCGGGTTGGTTTTTTTTACCAGGGCTTAGTAAACTCATATTGGAATTAATCCAATCTAGAATTTGTCTGTTTGTTGATCCTGTTTGTCGTGCGTAGCTGTAATCAGCATTGCCGAAATATCGCGCTCCAGACGCCGCGGACGGTGCGCTTGAATTGTAGCGGCTTACTCCAATTGACATTAGTTTTCTTCCATATATTGAATGACCCATTCAACGACACTGCGTTGTCCTGATCTGTACATAATCTTTTCGATTGTATCTTCTGGATTAGAATTGACTGGTGGAAACGTTTCTTCTAATTGATGTACTAGACCTCGGGATTGCATCCCTAAAGTCTCAAGCATATTGGGGGAGATTGACATTACTATGCTCAAAGAATGCTGGCATCCGTGCTGACTTGGTAAAAGAAAGCTCAGGGGCTTTACCTTCATACATCAAGCGATCGCTCGAATCCAGCCAAAATTTTTTATCCAAATATTTATCGGCACTATTACCGAGGGGTTGCATCACCCAATTGATAGTTGCTTTTCTCAACTTATCAAGAGAAGGAGAGGGACTGAGGCCCAACTCAGCGCATACAAGACTATTAGCGGCCACGTGGATTTGCTCATCTCTGCTTATGTCTGCGCTGACAGTTCGCATTCCAGCGTCACCATTAGCGCGCAGGAATGGTAAAAGAACGAAGAAAATTGCACGCTCGGCAACCATTGCTTTGAGGATTGTGTGATCTGGATGCGCTGTCCAAGCATCCCTGAGCCTGAGAGCTTCCGATTCAGCTTTTTCGTCAACCCCGTAAGCATTGGCAATGTAACCAAGTGCCAAGTCGTGATTTTCCTCGTCGGTGATATTTGATTCCAATAACTCCCGCGATAGTTTTGGTACGTCGGTAGCCAGTCCATCACGGATAAAATCTCCCACAGGTAGTTCCATATGTCGCAGCGCAAGAGCACGGTGTACCGTCTCTTCCGCCCCTGCCTTGCATAATCCGGCAGTTGTCTGGACTGGTGTCCATTTTCTTTTTCTGTTTAGTAGTTTCTCGTAAGGGTTCATTCTTGACAGTCACATGTAAGTTCTTCATTTAAAATGTCCTCCAAATAATTTTCTACATCTTCTGCATCTAGTGCAGCATATGCATCAGTCTTATCTTGTGTATCACTCATCACTTGGAGTGAGTAATAGAGGCTTGTTTGCGGAGACCGAAGCCACTCTTCCACGAATTCATTATCGTAGGTTACTGAATCACTCCAAGAGTTAAAACTGTATCCATGAAGAAGTCCTGTGCGATCAAGTAATGTCATCATTCCGTCAGCGACTTGCTTATAAGCATCCCAACCAACTTCTGAAGCAATCTCTACATCGCCATAGTTATATGTTTGTACACCAAATGTTCCACTGTCACGATCAACTGTTCTGCTGATCGGTGGCGCAATCTCTGGTGTTGCAGTGAAGCCATCTAGATCTTTAGACCTGTAGCTACACGAAGCGGTAGGTGCAATAGCAAATGCACGTACCATTTTATATTCTCTTGCTATCTGTGCTGCTTGGTCAATGCCTGAAGCAATCTCTGACACCAACTCAAAGGCTGGTGTGCGTACACTCTCTCCACGATTGTATTGAGACAATGCATTACCAAACTGCCGGTACGTTATGCCGTACCTTCGTAGCAAGTTGGCAAGTCCGAGCATTCCCAGTCCGACTTGTCTGTCGACTTCTGGCTTAAGATACTCCCCACTATCACCGATGCC